TGCTTTTATAAGATCTGGTGCTGTTGTGCGTAATGCACTTCTTGATGCAACAGAAGGTGGAACAAGAATCCAAGTTCCAGAATTTAACCCAATCGCACCAACTGAGGAAATCTTAGATGGTACAGCAACATGGGGTACAAGTAACGCTGGTTACTTGACACCACAGAAGATTGGTACAGGAACACAGATCGCAACTATCTGTCATAGAGGTTTTGCGTATGCTGTTGATGACGTAGCTGTATTGGCTGCTGGTGAAGATCCAATGGGTCACATCAGAAACCAAATCGCAGATGCTATCAACAAATTAAACTCTGCAAGACTATTTAGCTTGTTAGATGGTTTGTTCGGATCTACTTTTGGACCATTAGGTGCAAACGCACTTGACTTAAGTAAAGGTGCTGCTTCTGGTGCTGATGAAAGTAACTTCCTAACAGCTTCTACAGTTGCAAGAGGAAGATCACTTCTTGGAGAAAGAGGCGAAGAGCTAGATACTCTAGTAATTCACCCATCTGTTGCTTACTACCTATATCAAGTTGGTATGCTTACATTCTCGACATCTGCTCTATCAACTGGTGGTGCAGTAACTTGGGGTGGTGGCGGTGTCGGTGTTAACGAAAGAAGCATCGGTCAATTCGCTGGTATGAATGTTGTTATTGACTCTCAAGTTAATACAGTTCACCCTGGTACAACAGGTCATCAAAAAGAGTTCCGTTGCTACTTAATCAAGTCAGGAACAATTCTTGAAGGTGAGCAATCTCCTCTAAGTATTGAATCAGATAGAAACATCTTATCTAAGCAAGATGTTATGTCTGTTGATTACCATAGTGCTTATCACGTTATGGGAACTAAGTGGACATCTGCTACTGACAACCCAACTAATGCTCTATTGGCTAACGATAACAACTGGGCATTAACATACGATGCGGATTTAATTCCTATAGTCGAACTAATCGTTAACTCACCACTTGATACAGGTACTAATCCTTAGTAGTATTAAGTTGCAAGGCAATGAAGAAACCCTATCAATTATTGGTGGGGTTTTTTCTTTACGCTACAATAAAACTAAATTACTTTATCAATCGTGGCAGCTACTATAAATGCAACTATAAAAGATGCTAATGCAAATAGCTATGTCACTTTGACAGAAGCTAATACTTATTTTGAAACCGTACCAGATTCGAGTACTTGGACTAATAAAACAGATGATCAGAAAAATAGAGCATTAATATCAGCAACTAGATGGATTGATAGTTTTGTATTTTATGGGGATAGATGTGATGACGGACAGGCATTGAAGTTTCCAAGAAATAATTATCAAGTTGATGGTGTTGAGTTAGCTTGTTCTACTATTCCGTTGAATATCAAATACGCACAATATGAATTAGCTAGAGCTTTGGCAAATGATACTGATGCTATGACAGGAAATACAGGAACAGCAGGTAATTTTGAAGAAGTAAAACTAGGTGATATACAGGTTAAATATAATACCGATAGTCAAGGTACTGGTTCTGTTAATAATATTCTTGATGTCTACCCTTGGTTACAAAGTTATTTAGGTGCATATATACTTGGTGGAGCTGGTAGTTTTCAAATGAGGGTGGTTAGAGGATAATGGCAGGACAACTTGACTCATTACTAAAAAGTGTAGCTAAACAGGTAGTAACTGATTTAGGTAAATCTTTAGATGCAACGATTAACTATGTAAAAAAAGGTAGATCAAGTTATAACATTGATACTTCTGAGCAAATTACTATTGATACTACTTATTTAAATTTAAAAGTACCTATTGAATTTATTAAATCTGAAGATGACGAAGGTAAAGAGATTAGACAGGCAAAATTGTATATCACTCCCGATTTGATTGGTGATAATCAAGTTGATTTTGATGATGAGATACAACTTACATATGCGGGAGAGACAAGAACAGCACAGATTTATGATATAGATACTAGAAAAGGTGGGCAGGTTTATTTATTTACAGTATTGGTGCGGTTTTGATGGCTAAAGATTTTTCTAAAAGTGATCCTATTGCAGACATGAAAGTTCTTATCAATAGTGATTTTAATAAAGTTATTAAAAAAACTCATGCTAGTTTGACTACAAAAAAACATAGTCCTGTTTATACAGGATTTTTTGCATCGAGTTGGAAAGCTGCAAATACTCCTCCAAAAGCAACACAAAAAGTAAAGGATCACAAACCTTGGTCTAAATTTGCAGAAATTGGTAAAAAGAAGCCATATAATCCTCCTAATAAAGTTGAAGCTAGATTTCCTGTAACAAGAGTTTTTGATATAAAAAAAGCTGTTTATATTGGCAATAGAGCTAAATATGCAGCTTACGCTTTAGAAGGAGGTAAGATACAAAATTTTGTTCAAGGTCGTTTAGCTCAAATAATACGAGATAATATGAAGGAGAAAAAAGGCAAGTTATTCTTGCTAGGTGCAAAAGAACAAATACAAGGTTTTGGTAGTGTAAAATCTAGCATTGGTTATTCTGACGTACTTTAATTATGACTTTAGTAAAAACAAGAGCAGCATTTGAAAAAGCAGTTACAGATGCAGTAACAGACGTAGATCCAACTGTTTCTATGGTTTATGACAATGTTACTTTTACGACTTCAGGTAAGACTAAAAAATATGTAATGATGATGGTTAATTACACTCAATCAACATTACAAAATCAAGGAGCTAGTTCTGATTTTTACTCAGGTGTAATTCAATGCAATATTTATGTTCCAAAGAGTAAAGGCACTAAAGATTTGTCTGCTATAGCTGAAAGTGTAATTAATGGACTAACTTCTGTAAATGCTTCTACTTATGTTGATAGTTTTAGTGTAAAGCCAAGAGTACAGGATATAAACGGGCCTACAATGCTTGAAATTGAAGATAGAAGTCATTTCGTTGGTGTAATATCTTGCCAATTTTCAGCTAATGCCTAGTATAATAGAATAGCATTGTATTATTTATGACTAGAGCAATCGAACTTTTAAAGAATAGTTTTGGTGTGAGCCAGCTATATCAACATGATGTAAAAAAAGGTAATAAGATTATTTTTACTGTATATTGGCACCCATTAACTATTGCAGAAAGAGAATCAATACAAAAAAAATCTATGAGTGAAGATGCAAATGAATTTGCGTTACAACTTATGATTGAAAAAGCATTAGATAAAGATGGTGCAAGACTTTTTCAAGACGGAGATAAAGCATCTCTTAGAAGGGAAGTTGAAGCTGTTATTTTACAGGAAATTCAGTTAGCAATGATAGAAGCTGGACAGACTAAGGAGGTATCAGAGGCTAAAGCCGATTTAAAAAGCTAATAATGATTGGAAGTTTTTATTTTCATTAGCCAAAGAACTAGGTAAAACCGTTGCTGAATTATCAGAAACTTTAACTATTGAAGAAATGATAGGTTGGGCTGCTTATGCTGAACTTGAACATGAAGATTATAAAAAGCATCAACAAGAAGCACAAACAACTAGTGCTTTAAAAGGGAAAAGAGGTAGAATGAGATAAATATTTTAATTTTTAAGTGGCTGAATATACAGTAAATCTAAAACTTGCTGTTCAAGGAAGCAAAGACTTAGATAAATTAAATAAAAGAATTCAGTTTACAAGAAAGCAGCTAGACAAAAGCAGTATTGGATCTGATAAATTTAATAAAGCCATAGAAAATTTGATAAAACGTGAAAAAACATATGAAAAAGCATTAACTACTAGAACAAAAGCTATAGATAATGCTTTAAGAGCACAGACAGGGATGCAAACGCTAGAACAAAGAGAACATCAACTTTTAGCTAGAGGTAACAGACTAAGAGATTTAAGGCTAAGAAAAGAACAAGCATTAACACGGCAACGAATGGTTAGAAGAGGTGCTGCAAGTGCAATAGGTAGTGGAATTATTGGTGGTGGTTTTCCTTTGCTATTTGGGCAAGGTCCAACTGCTGCTATTGGTGGAGGTTTAGGTGGTTTAGCTGGAGGAGCTTTATCAGCAATACCTGGTATGGGTCAATTTGGTTTTGCATTATCTATAGCTGGCACTACTATTGGAAGTGCTTTAGATGATTTAGCAAAAGCACTTGCAAAACCTACAGAAAATATAGAAAAATTAGTCACAAAATTAGGTTTAGTTGATACACCAACAGGCAAACTAGCACTTGAATTGGAAAAATTAGGTTTAACATCTTCTGCTGCAACTCTTCTTTTGTCAGAGTTTGAAGAGCAATTTGGAATAAGTCAGGGACAAATAAAAGAAAATGCAGAAAAAATGACTAAATTTAATAATGAAATAAATCAGTTAGGTACTGAACTTACATTATTAATGGCTAATTCTTTAGGGCCATTTTTGGCTGGAATTATTGACTTTGCTAGAAAATTAAATCAAGAAAAAGTTATAGAGAATCTACAGATTGATTTAGCGGAGCAAATCCGTGCAACAGGGGGGGATAAACAGCATATTGATAATACTATAAAGATGATTAAAGAGTCCTCTCGTAGAATACGGAAAGAACAAAATTTAAGTTTTGCAGAATTTCAAATTGTAGCAGCAAATATGTATCGAACTTTATTGGGATATGATATGAGTCCATTTGAATTTAAAACTAATCAAAATAATATTACAAATAACAATCTTCCTAATAACAATTCACCTGATCCAAAATTAAAAGATCTAGAAAAATTAGCTGATGACACTTTTAACCTACGAAATATTGTACCTTTACAACAAGCTTTTGAAATAGAAAAAAATAGATTTAAGTTGACTTCTGCTGAACTAAACTTACAAAAAGAAAAAAATACATTAACATTATTAAACAAAGAACTTACGTTAAAAACTAAAGAAAATCAACTTATTACAACAGATTCTTTAAAAAATGAAATAGCCATTTTAAATCAAAAATTAAAAAATCAAAAATTAATTGTTAAAAATGCAGAAGGACTTGTAAATATTGATAAATTAAAAAATCAAGCTTCATTAGCAGATTTAGATAATAGAATAAAATTACAAAAAGAAAGTTTAACATTACTACCTAAAGAACTTAATATATTACAACAAAAAAATAAATTATCTTCTCTCGAATCTGCATTAGATATAGCTAAAGCAGAAAATAATCAAAGCAAAATTAATAATTTACTAAAACAAATAGAACTTCAAAATATATTAATAGAACAGGCAGAAATTTTAGCTAATCCTATTCAAGCTGAAATGATTATGTTAGACCAACAAATGAAACAGTTAAATGATGTGGGTATGAGAGTTGTTGGTTTATCTCAAACAATAGGTTCATCGTTCCAAGAATCTTTTAAAGGTATAATTATGGGCACTATGTCTGTTGCTGATGCCTTTAGAAATATGACTAATAGAATTGCAGGTTATTTCTTAGATATGGCTGCAAGAATGATAGCAAATCAACTACAGAGAAGTATTTTAGGAATGTTTGGTGGTATGTTTGGAGGTGGAGCTACTGATGTTTTTGCGGGTTTTAATCGAGGACCAACAAATCCGAATAATTTGACGATGAATAGTTTTGCTAATGGTGGCAGACCTCCTGTTGGTAGACCTTCTGTTGTAGGAGAAAGAGGGCCAGAAGTTTTTGTTCCTGACAGAAAAGGTACTATAATTCCAAACCATGCTCTTGGTGGATCTACAAATGTAATAGTAAATGTAGATGCTTCTGGTTCTTCTGTTGAAGGTGATGAACAACAAAGTAGAGAACTTGGTCGTCTTATATCTGTAGCGGTACAATCTGAATTAGTACAGCAGAAAAGACCTGGAGGTTTACTTGCATAATGGCTACTTTTCCTTCAATTACGCCAACATACGGACAGCAAAA